AGATAATGCCCGTCACCGCCGCGCCGTTGGCGTAAAATGCCGCCATAAATGACTGGTTAGCCAGCGCCGTTCCAAACACATCCCGGAAGGTATCAATGATATTGAGGCCGCTGTAACCGTTCCACGCAAGGCCGCTAATATGTATTACCCTGTCGGAAACATAGCGGGCTTCTTTGTTGTCAATGCGTGTCACATACACCAATTGCCCCCGGCTGTTTTCCTCCACCTTTACCTCTTGCGGCGGTAGTATCTCAATGCGTTCCACACTACCTGTAATGCCGTTACGGTACACCACGCCGTAGAAATTGCCAAACGTCAACAGGTGCAAAATCATGGTCTGGAAAAAATCGAACTTGGTAAGCCGGGAATTTGGCCCGCGTCGGAGTAATACGCTGATGGGGTGTGTGCGCCTGCGTTGTGCGCTGTCGTCTGTTACTTCATACACCTCGAAGGGCATGGATGCAATAACGCCGCCCACTATTTGAACGGCGCGCCAAAAAGCAGTAATGCCCGCCGCGTTTTCGGGGGTCACACTGATACCGGACGCGCTCGGAGCGCCTTCCAGCTTATCAAAATATTCATCATCGGGTGAAAATGGGGCAGGTGCATACCGTTCCGGCTCCTGCTGTGGTGCGGGTGCTGGTTGGAAATAGTCACGGATGCGAGAAAGTAACGACATTATACGCCCCTTTAGGCGCAAAGGTCGGGGGGTATGACATTAACAAAATTAAGATAATGCAAAAAGCCCCGACGGAATTAACCGCCGGGGCTTTGTTTGCCGCGCCTTTACAGCGTAGCTGCCAGCGGGGGAGTAGGTAACGGTTACACCTCCGCCGATGGCACTGCAAATATACACCTTTATTTTATTCCTCCAAAATATCCGTATCAAACCTTTCAATCTGCCCGCCGGACGTATGAAAGCGATGCCGGGAAACATAGAACGATTCCACCGACGTGTACCGATGTGCCAAACCTATATCCCGGCGCAAGCTCTCTACCTGAATGAAAGCCTCGCGCAAAGTAACACCCTCCGAGGTGGCAACACTTTGCACCATTGAGAAATACGCGTCGCCTTCCAGTTGCTCAATGAGCCGTTTGATCTCTGCCATGTCGGTAATCGTTTTCATTACATGAATAGGAAATCACGATCCAAATATACGCTTTTTTCTTCGTCAGGTGCAAGGCTGCGCAAATAGCCGCCCATGCACATAGCCAATACCACCATGCCGTCAATCTTTTCCCGGCTCCCCTTCTTATCAAACATCACTTTGTTATCCGGGTATAGCTTTATTGCGACGTTTTCAAACATCCAATCTAAAACAGGGTCAAGCCCTTTGTTTAGGGTATGCTTGCCGATAACCTCTTCCAGCTTCAAAATAGGCTCTGTGAAGTAATGCCCGTTTTGCCGCATCTCCAAACAATTCACGCCCGCCTCAGTCAATTTGATCGCCGTTTCGGTAGCTGTGAAGGGGTCGTAATACACTACCGGAATGTCGTACTTTGCGCCCTCCTCTAAAATGTCGGCCCTGATGTACTCGTAATCTATCACGTTTCCCGGCGTGGCCTTTAGCCAGCCTTCGCGCTCCCAATCCGGGTATGGTACTTTGTCACGGTTGGCCCGGAATTTAATCCCGTCCTCCGGGCAATAGTACTTTGCCAAGAAAACAAAATCAGATACGCCGGGTTGTGGTGGAAATAAAAGCCCGAAACAAGTCAAGTCCCATTTTGTGGAAAGGTCAAAACCGCCATAGGCCGTTTTACCCCGTAAGGATGCCAAATCAATAGGCTTTCTACATTCGTTCCAGTGTTGTATGTTGATCCATGCTTTGGACTGCCGTACCCAGATATTGAAGTTCTTGACCATTACGTTCGTCTGAGCGCTCACACCCTCATTGATCGCATCCACATACATCCCTTCCAAGCCCTTGACGCTCGGAGCGATACCCAAGCCCGGATTGCTTTTGCCCCAATACGTTTTATCTATTTCGCCTATCGGCTTGCCCCAGTCATCCTTTAGCTTTTTTTCATCCTCAGCATCAAACGCAAAAATGAGGCTCATTGCGCTGTCGTCCTGCTGTTGGTTGCGAAGCAGGGTAATGTGTTTCCGTTCCAGTCGGCTTAGTTCGCTGTTGGGGTTGAATCCGCGTGTGGTAACATACATTAACAGAGGTTGCCGCCGTTGCACCATGCCCGAACGGATGTTCTTGGGGATGCTGTCGTCCCGCGCCTCGTGGAATTCGTCAATAAGGGCAAAATGTGGGTTTACCCCGTCAAGCGTCCGGTTTTCGGCTGCTATGGTTTTGAAACTCGAACCGCTTGCAGTGTCTATTATTTTGCGATTGTTTACACTGTCGTACACCTTGCAAATGCTTGCGAACTCCTCATCTGTTTCAATCAACTGTTTGCAAATCGTAGCGCCTGCGCTCCAGCTAAATTCCGCCTGGTCGCTGCTGTTGGCCGCGCTGTAACACTCCGCGCCGGGTTCATTGTCAAAGAAAGTCATATAAACGCCGGTAGCTCCGCCCACCTCCGATTTACCGCCCTTCTTTGCCATACACAACAGCACTTCCCGGACGACGCGCAAGTTATCGGCCTTGTCTTTGAGGCCGAACATATACGCCCAAAAGAAAGCCTGCCAGCCTAAGATATTGAACGGTACGCCCTTAAAACTGCCTTTGGTGTGTTTGAATTGTGAAATGATGTGTAGCGTTTCTTCGGCTCCCGTCTTATCAAAGTAGTACTTATCTTTTTTGCACAAATGCAAAAAGCGCTCAACGGAAAGGCGTTCTAATTCCCCCGTTAAGCGCTTGCCGGATTGCACTTCTTTGATGTATGATTCCCACATCTATTCTCCCATTGCCTTTTTTGCCCGTATTGCCATAAGTGAGGATTTCGGTTTTTCGTTCGTCTTTAGCTCAATGCCCAACTTTTTGCGCGCTGCCGGAGATAGTCCGAAATGATCCACAAAGCGCTCCCAATCCTTCATCAATCCGCGCAAGTTGTTTATCTCCGGCGCTATCTGCGTGGCCCCAGTCGGGAACACTTGCATATGATCGCGGGCTATGGCTTCGGCTTCGTCAATGAGCGCCAAAGTGAGTGCCGCTTGTTGGTGCAAAGTAGCGTCTATTTCTGAATAGCTGCCCAACTGTTGCAGGGTGCGCACTAGGTTTGCCAAATGCGCCTCAACTGCTTTTGCTCGTTTCGCTTTCATCGTTTTGTATTTCGTACTCGCTTGCGCATTTCCAATTTTTCGACGGCCTTAATATCACCCGCTTGCGCAAGCTCAAACAATTTCACATCAATAACGTATTCGGCGCGGTATTGCCCCAAAGCGTACAACTTTGCAAATTCGCTGCTTTTGTCTTTCATCATCGAAACAATCCCGGCAACATCCACCGCCATAACCCCGGCGCAACGTTCAGGGTCGTACCCCAACGCCCCGAAATTAGTTATCATTTCCTTTTGCTCCTCTGTGTATTTCATCCATCCAATTTTTATGAAAATCAAACATTTCCCGGCTATCTTCAACCAAGTACTGCTCTATCCTTGCATTGTCTGAAAGGTTGCCGCTGCCTTCAAAAACAAAATGCTCCCCCGTTTCTGTTTTGCAAAGGAAAATCTTTGCATGGCTCCAAGCAAATGAAAGGCGCACATTGTCGGCGGTCTTTGCAAATAGCTCTAACTCCCGTGTCCACTTCTCATATTTCTTGTTTTCCCGAAAAAAGCTGCTTACTATTATGTTAAGTGGTAAACCGCTCGCGGCTATTTCTTTAAGTCGCAACACTGCCGGGTAGTTCATCCGGTAAATAGCGAGGTGCATCTCGCAAACATCGTATTTTTCCAAAAAGTACTCCAGCGCAACCAATGCCGAAAAGTTCTTCTCAGTAACAAGGCGGTATTGCTTGCCCGGCAAAATGCCGTTTGCAAAAACCGCTTGCAAGTCGCGGGTTTTGGCAGTAATGTATTGCCGCTGCTCCGTGACTTGCAAATATTCCCTTTTCGTTAGGGAATCCGCTTTTTTATGTAGCTCATACCACGCCATACCCCTGTTTTATACCCCCGGCCTTGCTTTTTGCCCCTCCGTGTTGAGGGGGT